CGCCGCGGCGCGACGATCCCCTACCGCGGCATCATGGCGCCGCGCGACAAGAAGAAGGAGGATTTCATCCGCGGCCTCCAGCCCTTCTTCGCGGCCGGTGAGGTCATCTTCGCCCAGCCGCAACCCGACCTCGAAGCGCAGCTCATCTCGTTCCCGAGCGGCAAAAACGATGCGGCGAACGCGCTGGCCTACGCGCTCCTGATGCGGCCCGGCGCGCCGATCTACGACGGCTTCCAGCAGCACCACATCGTTCCCGACCTGAGCCCAGGCCGCTCGCCGCTCTTCCTCGCCGCCAACGCCACCGGCGCCATGACCTCGGCGGTGCTGGTGCAGGCCGAGGAGGGCGGGCTCACGATCCTCGCCGATTGGGTCTTCGAGGGGCCACCGGCCGAGCGGGTGGCCGACATCGCCGCGGCTGCTGCCCTCGTCGCCGACTCGTCGCGGATGGTCGCGCGGCCGCGGTCGTGGGACGCGATGCTGAAGGGCGCGGCGCCGGAATACGCCGTGCGGCAGGGCCGGATCGGATGGGTCGTGCCGGCGCACCACAACCAGCGCCTCGCCAACGTCGGCTTGATGCAGGCGATCCGGCATCTGCCGGCCGAGCTGCGCCCGGCCTCGGAGGGCATCGCCGGCTCATTATATCTGCGCGAGGCGCTCGGCCGGACGGCGAAGGGCTTTCCGGCGGTCGAGATCAGCCCGGCGGCGCGCTGGACGCTGCGGGGGCTGGCAGGCGGCTACACCCGCGCGATGATCCGCGGCCGGTTGCAGGATTATGCCGAGGACGGTCCATATAAGGTGCTGATGGAGGGCCTCGAGGCCTTCTGCGGCCTGGTCAGCGTCCGCCGCCGCGCCGGTGTCGATGACGCGGATGATGACAACCGGCAGGTAATGCGCCTCGATGAAAGGACGGGAGTGCGCTATGCTTCGGCAATGCCGAGCAGGAGAACAAGGTGAACAAAATTATTATGCGGATTTGGGATAGGTCAATAATAGGTACAAGCAAGGGGTGTTATATGTTTACTGGCTCGTGTACGCCCGATGGATATTGTTATATTACGGACACCCCTGGCCTTAAACACAAAAAATTGGTGCACCGAATCTCGTATGAGCATTTTGTCGGGCCAATCCCAGAGGGATACGAGGTTGACCACACATGCAGCGTTCGCTGTTGCTGGAATCCAAACCACCTGGAGGCGGTGACTCGGCAGGAAAATATGAGGCGGACATTGGTGAGGAACAGAGCGGCAGGCTTGCCTTTGCCGGGTGGTAATCGTAAGGGTGAGAGAACCGGCGCGCGCTATGCCAGCGCCATGCCGCAGCGGAGGGCGCGATGAGCGACGACGACCAGCCCGCGCCCCTGGATGCCGCCGCCGCATTCCTGAAGGAGTTCGGCTGGACCGACGAGGAAATCGCCGCCATCGAGGATGAAGGAGAAGACGAATGAGAACTGAAAATCGCGACATTTCTGCGCCGTCCGGCTACGGCAACCGGAAGCCTGAGCCGGAGTTGGAAGTGAGGGCCGAGTCGAAGCGGTCGCCGGTCGTCGGGGTTGTCCTCGTCGAACTCGTCTCGATCGTCGCCTCGCTCGCCGCGCAGGTGCCGGGCGCGCACCAGATCGAGGCCCGCCTGCGCGCCCTCAAGGCGACGCTGGAATAACCCTTGTCCGACGCCGGCCTCATTATCGAGCACGAGCCGGAACCTTCGGGGGAGGGTGCCGGCCCTGGCGCTGGCGAGGAGGTCCGCGCGTCCCGGGACCAGGATCTCCTCGCCGGTAGCGCGCGCCGTACCCGCAAGCTGCGCGAGCGCCTCGACGAGCTTTTCAGCGAGGTCATGCGGGCGTTCGAGGATCAGGCAGAGCGATCCGACGCGATCGACGATTATTGGGACTGCTACAACTGCATCCCGAACAGCCATCAGTATTACAACGGCATCGCTAACATCTTCTTTCCGATCATTCACGATGCCGTGAATGCCCGTGCCACCCGGTTCTCCAACCAGATGTGCCCGGCGCCGGGCCGCTGGGTCGAGGAGACGACGGCGGACGGGACGCAATCCACCTCGCTGATCGGGCTCCTGGAGCACTACCTGCGCGAGACCCGCTTCGAGACGCAGGTCTTGAAGCCGCTGTGCAAGATGGGCGACATCGAGGGGCACTACAATCTTTACGTCGATTGGTGCGAGATAGAACGTGAACTTGTTTCACGTGAAACACGTGGGCCGGAAATTCCTGGTCCAAATGGTGAACCGATCGAGGCGCCGGGCGAGGAAATCGAGGACATCAAGGTCGAGGTGATCGTCGAGGGCCGTCCGGTCTTCGAGGTGCTGCACGACAGCAACGTCGCGGTCTGGCCGGCGACGGTGGACAGTCTCGACGAAGCCTTCTCGGTCGGCGGCGGCGCCGCTGTCGTGCGCCACTGGACGAAGGCGACGATCGACAAGCTGGTCGAGCAGGGCACGATCCGAAAGGCCGAGGCGAAGGCTCTAAAGGACGAGATGGACGAGGCGGCGTCGGGCCGCCGCAATATCGAGAAGCGCCTTGCCGAGCATGTCGGCATCAACCCGCGCGGCCTTGGGGTCTGCGTCTGGGAAGTCTGGACGATGCTGCCGCTCGACGAGGACGGTGCCTTCGACGAGGACGGCCGCCCGCGGCTCTGCCGCGTCTTCCTCGGGCCGACCCGCGCGGCGCTCGGGGCGAAGCGCAACCCGTACTGGAACGACCGCTGCCCGCTCCTCTCGGTGCCGGTCGAGAAGACGGCCGGGGTGTTCAAGGGCAAGTCGCTCATTAGCTACGTCGACAGCCTGCAATACGAGGCGAACGACGCGGTGAACGAGGGGGCGGACGCCGCGACCCTGGCCGCCGCGCCGATCGTGCGCCGCGACCCGGAAACCTCGCCCGCGCCACTTGTCTTCGGCGTCGGGGCGATCTGGGACGGGCCGAAGGACTCGATCGAGCTTCTGACCTTCCCCGATCTGACGCCGCGCGCCCAGACCCGCGTGCAGATGGCGATGGCGGCGATCTTCCAGTCGCTCGGGGTCAACCCGTCGATGTTGCCGCAGCAGATGCGCGACTCGAAGCCGAACCAAGCCGAGGTGGCGCAGGACCAGGCGGTCGATCTGCTGACGACGGCCGAGGGGGTCAAGGTGCCGGTCGAGAGCCTCTTGAACCCGCTCCTCGGCCTCATCGTCGATTACGACTACCAGTTCCGCGACACCGAGTTGATGATCCGCCGTTTCGGCGAGCTTGGGGTGCGCGCGCAGCTCGAGCGGGTGATGCCGCTGACCAACCGGGCCGGCTTCACCTTCCTCTGGCGCGGCGCCGAGCAGGTCAAGCAGACGATGATGATGCAGCAGGCAGGGACCGCCTGGCTCAATGTGCTGCAGAACCCGCAGATGCAGATGCAGTTGAAGAGCGAGGGGTACAGTCTCCACCTCGCGCCGGCGCTGGTGGCTCAGAACCAGAACATCTTTGGCGCATTCCTCGGTGGCCAGATCCTCATCAACGACCGAGAAATGCTGACGATGGACCCGGAGCTGGAGAATGCCATCCTCGGCACCGGACAGCATTTGCACGTCCACCCGCTCGACATAGACCAGGAGCATATGCCGAGCCACATGGCCGACATCCAGGCCAACGGCGACCCGTTCAACACGAAGGGCGAGCACATGGCGGCGCACGTCCAGTCGATGCAGATGAAGATCGCCGCCTCGATGCAACAGGCTCAGGCGCAACAGGGCTTGCCGCCGCCGGGCGCACCTCCGGGTGGGGGCGGCCCCGGCGCACCGCAGCCGGGTGCAATGCCGATGGGTCCGCACGCCGAGAAGCGCCCCCCTGGAGCTATTCACCCGGACAATGCGGCGCAGCAAGGCGTTATTCAGATGCCGAGGCGGACGTGACCAACCAGGAACTCAACGAGCTTTGGGCCTTAGCAAGCGACCCTGAAACGCCGGAGTCGGTTCGCCGCTCGATGTGGGGGACCATCCATGCTTATGAGCGCCGCGTTGAGGCGGAGCAGATCGAGCTTGCGCGAATGGACGCCGTTTGGCGGTCGCAGGAAATCGCGGCGTGTGAGGCGGAGCGGAGGCGGCTCGCGCGGCGGCCGGGGCAGGACGAGATCAACCGGAAGACCCAGGAAACCCACGAGCGCAATGCCCCCGTCCGGCTGGCTGCGCTCGGGCGGTTGGGCGGTATGCGCGGGCGCCGGATGTGGGCCTATACGGAGCATAAGGCTGGCCGCTCATTTGCGGATATCGGCCGTGAACTGGCAATCGGAAGAGACCGGGCCAGGCAACTGGTGGCGCGCGCTGAGCGGGAATTGAAAAACCCGCGTTGGCGGAGAACCCCAGCCCCGCGGCCGGATGGCTCGGTTGGCAGGCCCTTTGATATGGGCGGCCCGCGCGATGTCTGGCTGGAATTTTTCCCGTCGCCGGACCCTCGTTTCGACAATATGGCTCCGGTAGTGCTTGACAACTCCGCAAGCGTAGCCGGATAGGCGTTATTCAGATGCCGAGGCGGACATGACGTGGCAGCCAATCGAAACCGCGCCAAAGGACGGCCAACTCATAGATTTGTGGGTGGTAAGCAATTTCCCCGACAGTGCGGAGCGGGGCATTGGATGCCGGGGCCGCCCCCACCTGGAGGTGCCTGATGCTCGCTGACCAGATCGAGGCATGCCCGAGTTGCGGAGGGTTTTTGTGCCGTTGCGTGCCGCCCCCGGGGGTTAGCGGAATGAGCACGGACGATTTCGTGAGATTTTTGCAAGAAGCGTTTGGATCAACTCTTTCGCGCTTCATGCTTGACAATTCTGCAACGCTGCCCTCATAGCAATGCCATCGAGCGGGCGATCGCTGCCCGAGGCTGCCGGCCTAACCGGCAATCGAGCGGGGGAACGCACCCCGAGGAGAGAAGATGTCCGACATTCCGCGCCAGCCGGCGCCCGAGGATGAGGTCGATCTTGGCCCGCAAGAAGACACTGATGCCGCCGATGAAATCGAAACCGTCGAAGATGCCGGCGATGATGATGCCGGCGATGGGGAAGGTGAAGACGAAGGGGGCGAAGACGAAGAAGTACTAGCCGAGGAGCCTCCCGCACCCAGGCGCGGCGGCGGATCGCAGACGATCCGGGAGCAGCGAGCCAGGGCGCAGGAAGCGGAGCGGAGGGCGCAGGAAGCCGAGCAGCGGGTTCAGGCGCTTGAGCGACAGGTCCAGACCATTGCGACGCAGGTCCAACATGACCCGCAGGCGCAGGCGAGGGTCGAGCAGGAGTGGCAGCAGCGCCTTGAGATGATGACGCCGGGCGAGCAGGCTCAGGCGATCATCCAACGGGGCAGGCAGGAATTCGGGGCGGCACTACAGCAGGTTCAGTTCCAGGCGAACGACAGGGCAGACAAGCAGGCATATGACGCCGAGGCGAGGGTCAACCCGATCTTCAAGAAGTACCAGCCCGAGGTCGAGCGGGTGCTGGCTGCCGAGCGTGCGCAGGGCCGCAACCCCGACCGCGAGGTCATCCTCGACGTTCTGTATGGTCGCGAGATGCGCCAGCGCGCCACCCGCGCCGCTCCCGCGCAGCGCCGTGCCGGAGCTGCCCGCGTCGCCGGGCAGCAGACTCGCCCGACCGGCGCCCGATCGACGGCTACGGCCGCCTCGCGCCGCCCGGCCCCGGGCAGCCCCGAAGACGACGATCGGATCATTGCCGAGGCAATCGCCCGAGGCGAGAAGGTCTTTTAGGCGGGGGCTCGCGCGCCTCACGCCGTTGATGGAGGCGTGAGGAATGGCCAATACCAGCCCAAACATGAGCCGCGACTTTGCCGGCGCAACGACCAGGAAAATCGCCCGGGAGGCGCTGAAGCAGACCCAGCGCTACCTCGTCCTCTACCAGTTCGCCGACAAGAAGACGCTTGAGAAGGGGAGCGGCGTCCAGTGGGAGGCGATCCGCTGGAACTACATGCCGCTGCCGCGCTTCCCGACCGCCGAGGGGGTGGCGCCGGCCGCGCATGCCCTCGACTACACGATGGTCACGGGCACCGCGATTCAGTGGGCTGGGCGTTGGGTCGGCACCGATGTTGCGATGATTACGACGCAACAGGATTTGATGGCAACCGCCTCGAAGCAGCTCGGCATGCAGCTCGCCCAGCTGAAGGAGCGCAACGGCTACGTCGCGCTGATGGGGGGCACCCAGGTCAACTACGCGAACTCGGTAGGCGCCCGCGCCTCGCTCGCCGCGACCGACATCCTCAACCCGACCGATGTCAACCGCACCTTCGCCAACCTTGCCAACCTCGGCGCCCCGATGTGGAACGGGCAGACCGGCGAGAACGTCCAGCGGTCGATCGACTACACCGCGCGGCAGTCGGAAAAGACGATCAAGGGCGTCGAGCACCTGGTCGCCATCGGCTCGATCTTCCCGCTGGAGGATCTGGCGAACAACCCGACCGTCGTCACCGCCTGGTCGCGCAGCGACATCAACCGTCTCTACATCAACGAGATGGGGTACTGGCGGGGCATCACCTTCTGCATGACCAACATGGCGCCGAGCTTCACCGGCGTCGCCCAGGTCAACGGCGCCAACGGCACCGGCAACCTGACCACCGGCACCTACACGATCCAGGTCACGGGCTGGGACAACCAGAACTTCTACGAGAGCCGCATCTACCAACTCTCGACCGATGTTTCGGTCACGACCGGCGGCATCACTCTGACGACCCCCTCGACGGCCGGCTTTACCTACGCGGTCTATGTCGGCGTCGGCACCGGGGCGCTCCCGACCCAGCTTGGCCTCACCACCGCTGGCCCGACCGACGGCTCCTTCGCCGGGCAGGCGATCGAGATCCCGCCGTCGACCGCGGTCACGATCACCGGGCTTGGCGCGCAGATGATCCCGCCGGCTGCCCCCGCCACCGAAGTCACGGTCCACCCGATCTTCATCTTCGGCCAGGAAGCCTTCGCCTGCCTCAAGCTGCAGGACGTGCAATGGCTCCGCCCGACCGGGCCGGATAAGAGCGACCAGCTCGACCAATTAAGAGTTATTGGGTATAAGTACATGGAAGGATGGTGTATTTTGGATCAGCGCAAGATGGCGAGGATCGAAGTTGCGGCATCGAACAGCGGGGCGTTCGCCTGATTACTTGGGGTAACTTTCCAGGTAACTAGCAGCAGCGCGCAACGCAGCGGGATTTTCATGAAAGCGTCCGATACCAAGATTGCAACTGCCACACAGGAGCCCGCGAACGGCTCCGGTGGTGTGGTTGTGGTCGAGGTGAAATCGGCGCTTCGCGTTGCCGCCTGGCGTGCCGGTTTCGCAGATGGCGCACTTCCCATTCTGCGCGGCGAGCATTTGCTCGTAGGTGCCATGTGGCACTCCGCGCCGCGTCTTGAGTGCGATGTCCGCTATCCTGTCGGGGTTCTTGCGTGCCCACTTCCGATTGTAGGCGGCGTGTCTCGGGAGGTCGGCGCTTCGCGCGGCGGCGACCGAGGCATTCGAGCAAAGTTTGCAACGCGACTGGCGTCCGTCTCGGGGATCTTTGTGCCGGTAAAAGTCATCGAGCGGTTTGGTCTGGCCGCACCCCTTGCACAGTTTCTCGGTCGGCATGACGTAAGCCGGCGGCTCAGGATGCTTCTCGCGCCACGCGCGATGCCTGTCGGCCAGCGTGCATGGCTTGCACCAGCCGGAGAGCCCGTCGCGATGGCCTCGGTTCTTGTAAAATTCGGCGCGGGGCTTAGTCTGGTCGCACGACGGGCAGAGCTTCGTTTCCATTTCCGTTCTCCCTTCCTCCCGATTGTATCGGCGGGAATGAGTTAACGAAAGAGGTTTGTCATGAGCCAAGTACGAATTGAGGTCGAGCTCCGCGTCATGCAGGTGCCGCGAGGCACCGGCACGGTGATGATGGGGCAGTCGCAGAGCAACAACCCCGGCGTCGGGCCGCT